AATTGACCGCGAAGTACCGATGGTATACGGCGTTCATCACATGCCTCTGGGCCCAGCGTGAGACAGTACCGTCGAAGTTGGAGAAATCCCCCTCCGCGGGCACGTCTACCAGACTGCAGTACTCGCAAACTTTTGTGGCCAACTCGTCGGGGGTCGCCCCAGGGCAGAACCAATGTTGGTTGTGTTCTGCATGGAGCACCTCGTCACGAAAGGCCAACGTATAGGCGGAAAACTGCAAAAGGTAGCGCATGTCGGCGAAGGAGGATATAATGCGCCCGTCCTTCATAGTTGGTTCATTCTTGATGAAGGCTTCGATCAACTTGCGGGGGCGCATATCGGCTGTCTCCCAGATCTGCTTTACAGCGAGGACCTGGGACGGTTTGTCGAGTTCTTGGGCAGTACGCTCCAGTGAGTACGGCACGCCGGCACCACGCTCCGGCACAACCAGTCTGACGAACTCCTCAGCGAACTTCTGGATCTGTTTGCTGGGTACCTTGTCATTTTTGACCATCTCCACTCGTTGTGCTAGTGAAGAGGACAAGGCCTCCCAACGCTTGATCATCGGCAGGAGGTTTTCGTCGGTAACGACTGGGGCGGCATAATCACGGGCGCTGGTCTCAGGCACGTCTGCATCCATGGAGGCAGGCCAGTGGACTTTCGCTCCTGCTGGACGGGCTACTCTGGCGGGGTCTAGTTTGTCACCCTCGCTCTTGCGGTAGTACTGTCCGACCAGTGCCATCGTCTGGGCCTTGCTATACCCCATTCCTATCATACGGCTGGTCACCGATTGAGCACTGCTCAAACCCATCAGGATGTCAAAGTCGGACTTCAGCATTTCGGCCGAAGCGTCCTCACCCTCCCTACCAATGCTGATCATCAGCTTGTTGTCCTGAGTGACGTGGACTAGGGAGTTCCATCCGGGGCGTGATTTGTCGCGGTAGGCGACTCGTGCTAACTTGCGCGCATGTAGGTCAGTGGATATCCAGTTAAGTCTCCAAACGGAGAACTGGGGCAAAAGCCAAACGAGGGCCCTGTGCGGGCAGTCCGTCCAAGGACGTGCATGGTGGACCTTCTGGTATATGATCTTGCGTAGTCCAATGAAGGACAGCAACCAAGCCCTCCAACTGTCGGTTGGGGCCTGGAACTCCAGATGTTCGCCAGGTGCACACCAGTCCCACACTTGGTGGTTCCAACTGGAACCGCCGCTAACGTCATAACGGATGGTATCATCCGATATGCGGAAGCGGGAGTCCCCGTCGAAACCAGCCACATGCATAGGTTGAAATGTGTGCAGTATGGCTG